GCTCGTTCTGAAGTAGACAAAGACTTAGCGATGTTAAATGGTAACACCGCACAGTTCCGTTTATCTGAAGATACTGCTTTCTTAGAAGCAATGAACCAGACACAAGCTGAGACAATGTTCTACGGCAACCCTGGTACAGATCCTAAGAAGTTTTTAGGTTTAGCACCTAGATATGGTGATTTATCTGCTGACAATGCAGTAAACATCCTTGATGCAGGTGGATCAGGTTCTGATAACGCTTCTGTATATTTAGTTGTTTGGGGAGATCAAACAGTTTATTGTCCTTTCCCTAAAGGATCTAAAGCAGGTTTAACTCACGAAGATCTTGGTGAGCAAACTGTTTACAATAGTGACGGTACAAGACTACAAGCTTTTGCTACTCGTTACCAATGGAAGAACGGTTTGGTTGTTAAAGATTGGAGATACGTTGTTCGTATTTGCAACATTGATATTTCTGACCTCCTTGGTAGTGCTAATACACAAACAGCAGCAGCATCAACTAACTTAGTTAAATTGATGGCTAGAGCGTTGTATAGAATACCAAACATGGCAATGGGTAGAGCAGCATTCTATATGAATAGAACAGTTCACTCAGGCATGAGTATTGCAGCACTTGATAAATCACAAAACGTATTATCAATACAGGAAGGTTTATCACAGTTTGGATCAGCACAAAGCTACTTATCATTCCTTGGAGTACCTCTAAGAAGAGTAGATGCGTTGATTAACAGCGAAGCTCGTGTTGTTTAATTTGTTTATTATTAAAGGAGATTTAAAATGATCACAGATGCATTGCTCAGAGTAAGTGAAGATCAAGCACTTACAACAACTGCTGTATCTACTAATACTGTAGATCTAGGAACTGCTAGAGATATAGGTGAAGGTACTGCATTGTATATGAATTTTGCCGTTACTACTGCACTAGCAAATGGTACAAGCGTAAAGTTTGAAGTTATTACTAGTGCAAATGCTAACTTGTCTAGTCCTACTGTAATTGGAAGCAGCGATGTAATCCTTACAGCAGCATTAACATTAGGCAAAAACGTAGTAGTACGTTTTAACCCATTGATTGCTGAAAAGGGTCAAAGGTATATTGGTGCTAGATACACAATTGCAGGTACTTTTAATGCAGGTAAAGTTACTGCTGATATAGTAGAAACAATAGGTGATGGTCAAAAGTACTACGCTTCTGGCTTCACCGTAGTTTAATAAGGAGAATTTATGCCTATTTACAGAGCAAAAATTAAGTGTTTTGTAGGTCAATCCCTACGAGAAGCTGATGAAGAGTTTGAATACAACGGAGAGCCAAACACTAACATTGAAATTGTTGGTGGATCTGATGTTATTGATTTTGAAGCAATGACAAAAGCAGAACTTGAAGTGTATGGTCGTACTATTGGTCTAGAACTAGATAGAAGACAAACAAAAGAAACTCTTATTAGTCAACTTGAATCAGCAAGTAAGTAGGCATTATTTTTCAATTTTTCTTACTGGGGGCTAGTAGTAATACTGCTAACCTCCTCTTTTTATAGGAGATGACATGGCAACTGAAGTAGACATTTGCAACCTTGCCTTGGCACATTTAGGTGATGATGCAACCATAGCTTCTTTAAATCCACCAGAAGGATCTGCTCAAGCAGAAAAAGCTGCACGATTTTATCCGATTGCAAGAAATACTTTATTAGAAATGCATACATGGAATTTTGCATCAAAACGTGGAAATTTAGCATTAACAACTAATAGTCTTGAACAATGGGATTATGCATATGTAGCCCCTGCGGATATGATGAATCCTGTTGCAGTTATATCTCCTACAGCACAAAATGATTACGCTACAAGAATGTCAGCAGGTGATACCCCAGGTAATTTAACAGCTAATTTTGCACCGACAATTGTGGCAGGTCAATATACACCACAACAATTTGCAATAGAAGGAAATTTAATTTATACCAATCAAGAAAATGCAATGTTAAGGTATCAAGCATTTGTAACTGATCCATCATTATTTTCACCTTTGTTTGTTATTACATTGTCATGGCATTTGGCATCAATGCTTGCAGGTCCTGTTATTAAGGGAGATCAAGGAGCAGCAGAAGCAAAACGATGTACACAAATGATGACTAATTATTTAACAAGTGCAAAACAATCAGATAATTTACATAGAGATATAACAGTTGAACATATAGTTCCTTGGACATCTGGGAGATAACTTATGCCTGTTACTCGTAATTTTAAACAAGCATTTTCTGGAGGTGAAATATCACCAGAAATGTTTGGTCGTATTGCTGATAATAAATTTCAACAAGGTGCAGCAACAATGCGTAATTTTATTGCTAAACCACAAGGGCCTGCACAAAATAGACCAGGTTTTGCCTTTGTAAGAGAAGTAAAAGATAGTACTAAAGCAACAAGATTAATACCTTTTACATTTAATACAACACAAACGATGGTGCTTGAATTTGGTAATGAATATTTTAGGTTTCATACTCAAGGACAAACTTTATTTTATAACGATGGTGCAGCATGGCAAAGTAATACTAGCTATGCAATAGGCGATATAGTGTTGTATAACGGTGTAAATTATTACGCAAAAACTTCACAACCTGTTAGTCAACCACCTAACGCTACAGATTGGTATGCACTACCAACAAATCCCAACATATACGAAATACCGCATTCATATGTTGAAGCAGATTTATTTGACGTACATTATGTGCAATCTGCTGATGTTTTAACATTAGTTCATCCGTTACATCCACCAAAAGAATTAAGAAGATTAAGTGCAACAAAATGGGAATTGCGTGTAATTGATTTTGGTAGTCCTATAGCTGCACCTACTGGTGTAAATGTTTCTAGTTATATACCTTCTTCTACTTCTACAAACGCAGATACTTATGTTGATCATGAATATGTTGTTACGGCTGTTAAATCTAATTTAGTTGATGAAAGCAATCAATCATCTGCTGCATCTGTAAGCAATAATATATTTGTTACTGGGGCTAAAAATACTATTACATGGAACGCTGTTTCTGGTGCTACTAGATATAGAGTTTATAAACAACAAGGAGGTATTTACGGATTTTTAGGAGAAACTACAACAACAACTCTTATAGACGATAATATTGCACCTGATTTTTCTAGAACACCACCAATACATGAAAATGATTTTGTAGGTACTGGTAATTACCCTGGTGCTGTATCTTATTTTGAGCAACGCAGAGTTTTTGCAGGTACAAATAATGCACCGCAAAATATATGGATGACTAAATCTGGTACTGAAAGTAATATGTCATTTGGTTTGCCTATAAGAGATGATGACCGTATTGAATTTAGAGTTGCTGCTCGTGAAGCAAATACTATTAGACATATTGTTCCATTAACAAATTTATTGATGTTAACTGGATCAGCAGAATGGAGAATAACTTCTGTTAATAGTGATGCTATTACTCCTACGTCTATATCTGTAAAACCGCAATCATATGTAGGAGCAAACAATTCACAACCAGTAATTGTTAATAATAGCTTGGTATATGGTGCTGCTCGTGGTGGTCACGTTAGAGAACTTGGTTATAACTGGCAGGCAAATGGATTTATTACAGGTGATTTATCTCTTCGTGCACCGCATTTATTTGATAATTTTACAATTGTAGATATGGGTTTATCTAAATCACCAATACCAATTGTATGGGCAGTAAGTAGTAGCGGTAAACTATTAGGTCTTACATATGTGCCAGAACAACAAATAGGTGCGTGGCATCAACATGATACTGATGGTACATTTGAAAGCGTTGCTTGCGTATCTGAAGGCAATGATGACGTTACTTATTGCGTTATTAAAAGGACTATAAATGGTGCTAGTAAGCGTTATGTAGAACGTATGGGTACAAGATTATTTGCAACGCAACGTGATAATTTTTTTGTTGATTGTGGTGCTACTTATAATGGCACAAATACAGATACAAATAGAACAGTAACGGTATCTGGCGGTACAAATTATACAAAAGGAGAAACTGTTACCGTAACTGTAAATTACACTTTATTTGAAGCTCCACCTAGCGTTGCTGATAAAAACGATGCAATAGTAATAGTTGATGGTACTACGTTATATCGTCTAACTATTCTTGGCACATCTAGTCAAACAGTAGCAACGGCAAAATTAGACAAAGATTTACCTGCTTCTTTGCGTAATACAGCAATTACAACTTATGAAGTTGCAAGAGATAAAATATCAAATATTAGTTTCTTAGAAGGTAAAAAATTAAATATTTTAGCTGACGGTGCTGTACATCCACAAAGAACAGTATCAAACGGTGAAATCAGTTTAGAACGTGCAGCTAGTGTTGTACACCTTGGATTACCTTATGAAAGTGATTTAAATACTTTACCTATGGCATTACAGGTAGAAGCATTTGGTCAAGGTAGAGTTAAAAATTTAAATCATGTATGGTTACGAGTATTAGAATCATCTGGTATTTTTGCAGGTCCTAGTGCAGAAAAATTAGTAGAAGCAAAACAACGTACAACAGAACCATACGGAACACCACCTAATTTAAAAACACAAGATATAAAAATTATGCTTACACCAGAATGGCAAGATAATGGTCAATTGTTTGTACGACAAAGTGATCCATTACCATTAACTATTGTAGGTTTAACATTAGAGGTGGCTATGGGTGGATAGTGTGACCGTAAACAGATATTATATAGATATACTAAAAAGTAAAGAAGTGTAGAGGTAAGTGCCACAATGTCTAGTTCTTATGGTTGGTCGGATCTTTCTGGATTAGGTAAATTTGGTGTAATATCACAAGGTTTTGGTGCAGTAAGTGGAATTATAGGTGCATTTACGGCAGCACGAACAGAAAAATATAAAACAAAAAGTTTAGCGTTAAGTTATGAACATAAGAAGGATATGGCTTTGTTTAATCAACGCATGAAAGAAAGTCAGGCACAACATATTAATAGAGTATTTAATAAGCGATATCAAATAATGACTTTAAAACAAGGAGCACAAAAATCTAAAGGTGTGGTATCAATAGCATCTAGAGGTGGTGTTAGAGGTGTAGGTAGTAATTTAAATGCAATGGTTAGTTCTGAAATATTGGCAGAAATAGATAAAATGACTATGAATTCTAATAAAGTAAGAGCTAGAGAAAATAAACGGTTAGAAGGTGTTGGACTAGGAATACAAGCTAGTATGGCAGGGGTTAGTGCAAGTAATATGTTTGCTACCGCATCGCAAATAAGTCCTTGGATGAATATGACAAGTAGTTTATTAACTGGCGGTTCAAGCTTTATTAGTAGTCTTCCACCTGGGATGTTAAGAAAACCAACTACTACTACATCTTCTAATTAATAATGGCAAGAGTACCTTTTCAGCAAAATTTAAATCAAGAATTAGCAGCAGGTTCTGAAGTGCAATTTGGTGCTACCTCTGTAGATCCAATGAAAGATGTTGTCTCTGATGATATAAAACGACAAGGTCAAGCATTAACTCAAGCAGGGCAAACAATACAAAAGCTAGATGACGAATTAAATGATGCTGAAGCGAAAAGATTATATAACGAAGGTCATTATAAAGTAGAAGCTGTTGCAAATGCATACACACAATTACAAGGTGTTGATGCAGTAGCAACTATACAAACAGAAACTGAAGGCGATGAACAAATAACAGTATTAGATGATTACAACAATAATAAATTAAAAACAGTTCTTGATGAAGGTTCAGCTAAATCAAGTAATGGTGTTGTGAAATATATGTATGAACAAATGATGGCAACGTCTATAAGATCTGCACAAAATAAAATGATTACGCATTCTTTAAAACAACAACGTAATTATTTAGAAAATGAAACAGAAGCAAAAATTGATATACATAAAAACAAAGCTATGAATAATTACAAAGATTGGAGAGATCCATCTGGTGAATTTAACAACAATCGTAAAGCAGCACATCAAGAATTAATGAATAAAGCAATTTTAAAAGGTTGGAATCTTGATCCAAATGCTGTAAATTCTAAAGGTGAAAAAATAGGTATAAGTGCACAATATTTAAAAGCAAAAAGTGAATTAGATTTAGAAATAGCAAAAGATGTTATAAAAAAGTTAAACGAAGATAAAGATACTGTAGGAATAAAAGAATTTAAAGAAAGTTTAAAACCCTTTACAAGCGAAAAAGATTACAACGAAATATCTTCTGGAATAGAACAAAAACACGAAAATTTTAAAGGAGAAAATTGTGTAAATGCAGTATTAATTAATAATGGCAATCAAAACAATGGTGACTTTTTAACACAAACAAATAAATTAATG